CGGGAAGCATCAGCCTGCGCTGCACCACGCCGTTCACAACCACGGTCTCGTCAATGGGGCGGTAGTCTGCCGGTATGTTACGGGTGGAACCAAAAGCGTAGATACGGGTGGCATAGGTGGACTGGGATTCTGACTGTGACATTTCCTGCACGTTTTTCCCGATCTCGAAATCCACCGCGTCACCGGACTCACAACGCCCGAAATGGATGATGTTTTCAGTCACCCAACATTCGCAATCCCATTTCTTCGCCATCTCAAAACAAGCGTCAAGGATGTTGATGTTGTCGTAACTCATCAACTGGGACTTGTTTTCGACTGTGGAATCAATGGAGAAAACAAAATCCTGTCCTTTGTATGTGTAACCAAGAGCTTTCAGATTTCTAAGGACTATACCGACTTGTACGTCAAGCGGAGCGGTCAGGTTCCAGGACGCCTCCTGTCCGGTCGTCTCCGGGGTATATTTGAAGATTTTGTTTTTCCATTTCCAGTAGTAAGCGTCAAGCTGAAGCTCATAGTCGTAGCCGGCGGTATTGGTGTTGAATGCGGGCTTCTGCAAGTCGCACACCTCGAACAATCCGAAGTTACATTCCACGTATGAGCCAAGTTTGAAATATATGGGATTCTCTAAGGAGAACTTTAACATGATGTAGTCCTCCTTCATCAGAGTGAACTTACGCTTGCAGCCTTCATTGATCAAAGTTGTAAGCTGGATAGCACCGGATATGTCTTTGATGTCGATTTGTTCCATGTCTTCAAAGTTCGGGGATAAAAAAAAGAGTGCCCAATTTTGAGCACTCACATACACGACAATAAAACCAATGTCGTGAATTAGCTTCTGTTTGCCGGATTTGGCTCGTTAAACTTGGCTGAAATTTTTCCGAAAGTTCGGTTTAAACTCTGTGCGTAAGCAACGCTTTTCCCAAGATAAATCAGATGATAAATCTCATTACTGTTAGCCGGAACTTGAATATCAACCACACCTTTATACAGCTCATCAAAGAAAGCTTTCTTCTTTGCTTGATAGTCAGACTGAGAATTACCCTCGATAGTGAACGAAAGAGTTATTTCCCTCTCATCGACTTTAGGATTATTGATTATTACCCGTTTCCCATGTTCAAGTCGGCTTTTGTTCTCAATAAAATCCTTCATGGGAGCGGATGCCCCAATAACATCAAGAAACCCCTCTCCCATTCTCACGCCCCATGTTGTATAAGCGTTTTCGCCATTAATTAATAATTCATTCATAAACTATAATTTTGCTGTATTCTTTTTAACCTCTGCTATATCTCTTTGCATCTGTTGAATAGGTTTGACGATTGCCCCTGTATTTTCTGAAATCTGTACCAATTCAAGATAGGATTGCGCTATCAAATCCCGCGTATCATCAGCAATATTTCTTGTTTCCGTATTTATGGAAAGTAGAGCATCTGCTTTTACTGTCAGTAGATTAAGTGATTGAGATTGAATGATATTTTGATTCTTTATCTCTTCTCCTGTAATCTGCAATGCTGTAAACCTACCGTTCAACTCTCCTGCATCTTCATGCGTCATTTCAGTGCCGAACCCTCTTGATGAAGAAGATTGAGAATAGGATTCTTGCGAAATCTTATCATATCCGGTTGCTGCGGCAAGCTCGTCACGGAGCTTCATGGCTTCGTCCACATAACCCATGTATTCATCCATCAGCTCCTTACGCTCATTATTGTCAAGCGTACCATCATCCTTCATGGCTTCACCGAATTTATCATACCATGTCCTCAGTTTGTCACTAAACTGTTCACCGATGGCATTTGACAGCATCGCCTGCATGAAATATTTGGATATGTCATCAGCAAAATCCTCCGCACTCTTCTCCATATCCATCAGACTGCTTATAAAACTGTCATACATGGAATCGAATGACATTCCGATCAGGCCCTCATAAAGACTGTCGGTCAGTTCTTCCAGTTTTCCTGCCTGCTCTATATAATCATCCAGCTTGTCGGTAACACGCTCACCGTAACCTCCCTTACCGGAAGATTCCATGATATCCCATAACCATACGTCCGACCGTAGAGCTTTCATCTGTTCGGGGGTCAGATTCCACAAGGAATCGGTGCCGGAGAAATCCTGCATGCCGGTAGCTTTTCTTGCGTGTTCCAGCATTTCATCCGTCCATTTCAGATAATGCTGCCAGCTGCCGTGGCTCTTATGATATCCGGCTTGCTCCTTTGCTATTTGCAGATAGTTTTTATTGACTTCCTCCTGATACTTTACAGCTTCCCTGTAAGATTCAACCGATTTCATTCCCTTGCTTGCCTTCATCTCGTCAGTCAGATCCTCGATGGCCGTTTGCAAAGTTTCATTCCTGTCCGTCAGCCTGTCTATCGTTTCCTGTACTTCCTTGGCGTTTCCACCTATTCCAAACAGGGAGTTGAAGCCTCCGAATGAGATTGCGTTCAGGATGTTTCCTATGCCGTTCCTCAATGACTTGCCGATTGTGACAAACAAATCCCCTGACAAGACATCACCGATAATTCCACTGACAGCGTTCAGAACAGCATCAAGCAGACCACCGACAAGATCACTTAATCCGTCTTTGAGTACGTCAATGATGGACAGAATCCATCCGACAATGGGAACCTCCTTAAGAGATTCTGACGTTTTTCCTATGACATCCTTGAATCCGTTCACGGTTTTGATAATTCCGCTATATGCGTTATACAATCCACCGGATGAAATCTGCTGCAAGCCTCCCAACAAATTTTCCATGCTTGCTTTCAGTCTGGTGGCGGTATCAGTCACATTACGCTGGGCCTGATTGGCGATATCAGTCTGTGTCTTCACATTGGCGGATGCAATGTCAGCATTCTGCCGTGCTGTTTCAAGAGCGTTTGCTGCGGCTTGTTTCTCACTTTCCGTTCCGCCCTTCTGCGCTTTGGTGTAATCATCCTGTGATTTCTTTAGTTTTTCCAAAGCAGCTGTTTCGATCCCTATGGCACTGATACGATTCTGTTCTGCTATTTGATAGGCTTTTACATCCTCTCCAAGTTTCTTGAAGTTGACTCCACTTGTACCACCCAAAGACTTTTCCATCTGGCTGATGGCGTCAATCAATGATTTCTGGCTTGCCTGATCGGAGTTCTTGAACTTGTCAGTCCGTACATATTTTTTCGCTTCGTCCAAGGCGGGCTTTATCATGTCGGAAAACATGGAACCAAACTCACCGAACACAGTAACCCAATCTATATTGGCTTTTATGGCTTCTGTTTCCTTGTTCTGTATGGCAACATCACGTTGTTTCTCCAGTAACTTTACTTGTGCACTATTAACACCGTTTTCTTCCTGTGCTTTCCTTATTTTTTCCGCATACTCTTGGGCGATAGCCAATTTCTGCTGCTGGAACGTGCCATATTCTTTCAAGTAGTCGTTCAAAGCCTGTTGTTCGGCTTTCAGCTGTCCTTCAGTTACATCGGAAATATCTTTATCCCTCATACTTTCGGCATTGGTATAAGCTTCTGAAATTTTCTGTGCCTGCTTGTCGGTCAGCTTACCGTTACCGGCTTTGCTCCATTCTTCCTCCTGTTTTCTTATCGCATCAATCTGTTTCTGGTAATCAAGGTCAATCTGTTTCAACTTCTTTTCCGTGCCTTCTCTCATTAGGTTGATTTCATCCTGTTGGTTCTGACGTCGGAGTGAAAGAAGTTGCCCGTCCAGCTTTTCCTGATTTTCCTTTTGCTTCTTTGCTAGATTTTCCTGTCTGGTCAGTGCGCTTCCGGTTACTCCGCCCAGCTCCTTGTATGCCTTTTCGGATGCCTCCATCTTATCTTTGGCTTCTTTCACCTGTTTCGATGTAGCCGTCTGATCTTTGATTAATGCCTCATACACTTTTTTCGCTTTCTCCCATTCGGCTTTGGCATTTGCCAAATCCTCCTGATATGTAGTTTCCTTTATTTCCTGTTTGTCCTCAACTTCCAATTGGGTATTGATTTCTGACAAGACATCTTTTCTTGCGTTTGCCAATTCATTCTTCAGGTCTTCGATACGCTGTGCCTGAACCTTCATTTCGGAACGGTTGTTCTCTTTCCTTGCCAGATTATAAGCCCATTCTGCACTTTTTATTTGTTGTTCCAAAGATTCGACTATAGCCTGTTTTGACAGTGTTCTGGATTTTACAACTTCTTCATTATATGCCTTCCAAAAACCAGTCAAATCCTGTATATGGCCTTTCTCATCAACATATTTCCTAAAGAGTGCTGGGTATAGTTCCTCAATATCTTTTAAAGCTTTAAGTTTAGTGGTCTCGGCTTCCACCTCGCTATTAATGGTGCTAACAAGACCTTCCAAAGTACGTTTCCGATCTTCTTCGTCCGTGTTGAGTTTTTCTATTTTCTTGTTGTACGAGTCCAAAGCACGTTCAGCAGATGTTGTGCTGTCGGATAATGCCCACATGGCAGCTCCAAGCCCTACAACCGCCGTTGCCAACAACACATAAGGATTGGTAAGCATTGCAGCGTTTAAAGCTAACTGCGCTTTTCGTGCCAATAAACGGGCATTGGTAAGTCCAATCTCCACAAGAGTATGTTTACTTTCGGCAGCAGTAACAAGCATCACTGCGGTCCGGTATGTACCATAAGTAACCACTAATCCAGCCAAGATCTTACCTACTGTTTCATAATTCTGAATCAACGAAGTTGTCATTTGAATACCGTCCATGATAACACTTTCCGACTTTGTTCCCAATTCGTTAAACACGGAATCCAAAGCATCCTGCATCATAGACAACTGACCATTGATAGTCTTTGAGGCATTCTCAGACATATTATAGAACTTACCACCTGCGGAAGTTGCATCAATGAATGCCTGTTGAACCATTTCAGCGGAAACAGCACCTTTGGACATTTCATCTTTCAAAGTTGCGATAGATTT